TGTTCTAATGAGCCAATGCTGTTTTTCGTATTGCTCGTAGCCGACAACTTTTCGTTGGTAAAAAATTGTAAATAATCGGGTCCTGATTCTCTGTTCAACGTCATGCAGACGTGATTAAACTCGCCTTTTGTCAATTCAGCTTCAACATGATTGTAAATTGTACCAGATACAACGCTAAACACCCCCTTGACCTTATCGGATGAAGAAGGTTCTAAGTGAAAAGTAAAACCTTCCATTCTATCGTCTGATTGTTTTTGTATAACGACCTGTCTGCTATTCGCGATATCGGGAATGTAGGCTAGTAATTCGATAGTAAATGACTTATTGGGAGGAGGGTTAATTACAGATTCTCCAGAATTGTTTTTTGCTAGATTTGGAAATAACCATCCGGCGACGTCCCTTACCGTAACATAAACGCCTTGTGTCGACGAAACTTCTGAAGTTTGTGTACCTGAAAAATGTAATTGGCCACCAAAAATCGGAAATTGTTCGAATACCCAATTTTCAAATCCGCTTATCTTATCGAAGAAGGCCTCTATTTCTTTTTTAGTTCCATCAAATGGGTAACCGTTAATAATTTGATCGAAAGCTACGTTAGTCTTAACTTCTGCAGATTGAAAAAAAGTATGGTTCTCAAATGCTGACCAGTCGACATTTAACTGTTGCGTTGATTTAAGTCCATAAGTCAATGGATCGTATTTAAAAGACGCCGTGCTTAGTATATTAGAATTTGACCCTACGAGGTCTAAAAAAGTTAATTGTGCTGGGCGAGTATCCGTTAGCGCTGCCTTCAAAAAAGAAGGAATATAGGGTAAGGTATTTGTTATTGCCATGACACATTAAATTTTTATTATTCTGAAAGGGGCTGACACGTTCAAGTATTTCTGTTCCAGATTATCTACTATAATCATCAAATCGATTACATATAAATTTAATGTAGTTAATGCCGACGTGTTGAAGTTAAAATACATTCCTTTTGAATCGCTACTTATCTTCGTAGAATTGTAAATCGTATCGAACGGTATCTCATATTCGTTCGTCGTGGCGTTCCGAATAGCGTAATGTACTTTTCTTAGAGACAAACCAGGTAGTTCTACTGGCAATCGTTTAGCTATTATTTGCGGGTCATTTTCGTCGAAAATATACACGCGCATCGTTACTTCTTCTTCTTCAGAATATTCTGAATTAATTCCTGTCGCATTAACCCTATATCTTCTCGGGTTTAATCTATAAGATATTCTTTCAGGTGCGCGGGCGACAATGTTAGAACCAGTAATGTAAACCACGGTTTGATCTAAAGAAGTCCATATTGGTTTAAAAATCACAGAGCCCGACAAGTCGAAGCTCGTCTTAATATTTTCGTTACTAAGGGGTAACGTCAAAGACGCCGAATAAATGCCCGTGCTAAAATTAGTTCCAAACTTGTGCTGTGAACCTGTAAAATATAAAGAATATTTGCCGGTGCCTGTAACTTCAGACTGTAACTCCAACAATACGCTGTTAGAACCAGTTACGCTTATTGAACCTGACAATAAATTAGCTAATTGTCCATGCACATAGTTGTATAAAAATATACTTGAAGAAACTGGCGAGTCGAGATAAAGATTCGACGTATCATCTAAAATAGAATCGTCGAACTTGACGATAATCTTAGGGCGTTTACTTTCATCGTAAGCATGACGGCTTGCAAATCGTTTTACGAAATATGTTTTTGTATCAGCTTCTATAGCAGAAGAAAACGACAACCTAAAACCCTGATCAGGCAAATTTCCCTTTATCGTCGCAGAGATTATATTAGTAACATCAACCAATAAGTCCTCAGTTCCTTTAACAAATGTTTGTGATACTTTCGTATTAGCTATCGTAATCGAGCTAGTGATATAATCTCCAGAACCCGTTGAAAAACATGCCGAGGTGCAGCCCTCAGATGCCCATAGAGCATCGCTGGACGCTGATAGAAAATTACATTTATCTTCGTCTGAATAGTAGGCGACGTCTTTTCCGATACCTTCTGACCACGATGCTGACATCGGAAACACGTCGATCGTAAAATTACTGGGAGTAGGTTGCCCGCCGTATACATCTTTCAAACTAATAAAACACTTAAAACTATTATGACTTAAATCTAATTTTCCTTCTTCGAACAACTCTTGTAGCGGGCCTAAATCAAAGTGTATTAACGCTCTACTCAATTCGGTCTGCGGAATTTTATCGCTACCCGATGTTACGATTGTAACACCATAAAGTTTAAAAAAATCTAGCGATCCAGCTATTCCCACATTTCCACTGACGGCTGGTTTGCCGTCAATATACTTGTTGGTTATATACGCGTCTTTATCTGCTTTTAAGACTCTAAACATTACGTTGATACCTTGGCTATAATATCTACTTCAGGATATCTGATTTCGAATATTCCTCCAGAAGGAGGAAATATCATTTGTTTTCTTGTATAGTTTTTTACGTCATGAGTGTCTAAGCTATACTGTCTATTGTTGACGTTTCCTGAAATATTTACGAACGTTACATTTTCTACAGCAATGACTCCTTGAACGGCATAGATCGCATTTACAACCTCAGAAATTATTATTGGTTGATTAATATGAAACCTAGTTATGTCAAACTTATTTTGTAAGGAAGTCAAAATTACAGCTAACACCCCATTTTTATTCAACGACGGGTCTAACACTACAGAAAATTTCAGCTGTAAGTCAATGACTTTTGCATCTAAAATATCAAAAGCGTCAGATACCATTCTGTAAGAATTTAAATATTTTTTGAGATTGATCTTTAAAGTATCGGGCGATTGTATAAGTTTGTTTTGACTGTCGCGCGATATTATGAATAGTTGCGTGGATAAGGGATTATTACTATTCGGTATGATGGTGGCTCGAAATACCCTACCGAGATTGGACGGCATGGTGTATATTCTCGCTAAAAGATCTTCTTTTGTCACGATTCTCTCTTGAGAATTGCGGGCGGTGGGGATTAACGCAACTAATTCAGGGGTTGACAATGCATCTTCGCCGCCTGAAGCAGGTTCTAAATTAGCAACCTCTAAAGTGTTTCTAATTGCCGTAGAAAGATTGATCGATGGATTCGACGGAAACTCGATCGTCAAAGATAAAATATTGGTGATAGAATTAGCTCCTACATTGTGATCTAACCCGCCGCCATATCGATAACTTACAGTAAGCGTAGTATTCGAAGCAGCTACGCCTAGAGTGTTTGTTGTCAACAACTTCTGAGGATTAACTGCAACTCGCGAGGTTGTACGACTATAGGGAATTGCTATCGCAAACTCCGATGGATCTGGAATTATATCGTCTTCTAACGTATCTGCAGTACCGCCACCGAAATTGAGCGTAGTTAATCTTTCAACAAGAGAAGTTGTCTTAGTAAATCTATACGGCGCTGGAATGACTTTCAAAGCATCTTTTACGAAATCATTATCGCCACTGGTGTTAAGAACATTCTTATAGACAACGTCGTGCGTTAACGCTCCAACTTCATAATACGTATTTCCTTCTGCGTCAAATACGTTTATTATCTCTGTGACGTTTGGCTGTCCCAAAGTCAAAGTTCTAAATGGTATAAAATCTCCGATTACGAATGTGTCCGACGTAACTTGACCAGAAACGCACAAACCAGACAAAGACAATATGTACGAAGTAATTTGACCGCTAACATTCGTATTGCCGATTCTTTTTAGAGCCTCTGGATTTAAAACGTACGTACCGTCTCCATTGTCAACTGCGAATTCGACGTCTTGTAGTAAATTAAAAACAATAGAATTTGCAGATAGAAAATTACTACCCGCCTTTATTATCGGTAACAGCGTAACGTCGGGGGTATCGTCATCTGCTTGCGCTACTGGTACTTCTATATAAACCGTCACTTGTACTGTGGCAGGCGCCGCCCCATTTATTGGAATACCCGAATTTATAAGAGCTCTTTCGATAGAGTCAGGTTCTACAGCGGTATCAAAATTTAATTCGTTATATAGATGATCCATGTAAAAAGACATGTTGTCACCAACGTACGCAGCCATGTCTAAAAACAAACCACCCACAGAAGATTCCGAAAAATCTTGAATTTGATTTGGATAATATTGTCTAGCATAGTCCAAGAGCGTGGCTCTTAGAGAATCAAAATCTCTAGACACATATCTGCGCTGTCTAACTTGTTGTAATTGAGCTTTTCTATCGGTTGCCATTTGTTTAAATTACATATAGAACTATCTGAACTTTTCTCTGTTCTAAATTCAAGCTGGGTATATTATAACTTATTGTAATCCTTATTAGACCCGTGCTCAATTTTTGTGATCGATCAACTTCGGAAACATAGTCTAAAGGCTCGATAAATGGCATCCAACGCGATATAGCTGCGCTAATACTCGTCAAGGCCTCGGCATCAAAATTATCTTGCGACGTAAAATTAGCCGTAAGAGGATACAGGTTAGCACCGTAGTCGTAAATACCTACCCTATCTCCAAAGTTAGTTTGCAATAAGTTTCTTAAATTATCTGCGAGTTGATCCTCTAAAGAATAATGCATCAAGAATGGACCATCAGTATTACTCAGTTGAATAGGGGTCTTTATACCCACCGGTAGAACCTTAGTCTCTACTATCTCGTCATTCAAAGACGTTGCGGTTCTACCGACACTTTTAAAACTTAATGTAGCCATTTTTATAATTATAGCCTAATAAAATTATGTAATTCTCGTTTTATTTGTTTTTTGCGTTTCTAGCACTATGTAATTTTTGATGTCTACTTATATCTGCACTATTTTCGCTGAGCCATTGTGGCCCTTTCGGAAACGCGTTAGCACTGGCAAGTTTTGATCCACCCTGGGGCGTCATATATTTTCTTAAGCCCGCTATGGCTAGCATATCGAAATTTATTTCTTTCATTCCACAGGCGGCCATGTATCTTGGCACATGCTCACCCTGACTCACCATAGTCATCCCTCTAGAAGGCATAGTATAAAACACAACGTGCTTTTCGGCAAACGTATTTGGATTTAAGCCGCCTTGCGCGATCCTATCTCCAGATCCAAA